ATTTAAATTGGAGGAAGTAGAATAATGGCTTTGAATATTATTACAGCAGAACAGCGTATGGCTGAAAAGAAAGGTCATAAGATCGTTGTGTGTGGTCAAAGCGGAGTGGGTAAAACCACTCTTGCTAGGACTTTGGATGCAGATACGACACTATTCATGGATTTAGAGGCAGGTGATGCGGCTATCGAAGGATGGCCCATAGATGTTATCCGTCCTAAGACTTGGGCAGAATGTCGTGACTTTGCATGTTTCTTAGGCGGTGGTAATCCATCATTAACTGATGACCAAGCCTATAGCCAAGTGCATTACGATCATGTCGTTCAACAATATGGCGACCCGTCAGAAATGATGACTAAATACGAAAGTATATTCGTAGATAGTATCACTGTGGCAGGTCGTTTGTGTTTTCAGCATTGCATGGGTCAAGCTGAAAATAGAACTAGAAATGGTACAGTAGACACTCGTGCAGTTTACGGAATGCAAGGTCGTGAGATGATGTCATGGCTAACGCATTTACAACATATCCGCTCTAAGAATGTTATTTTTGTTGGCATTCTTGACGAAAAGGTAGATGATTATGGTCGCAAGCTATTTGAACTACAGATCGAGGGAGCAAAAACAGGTCGTGAGTTGCCAGGTATTGTGGACGAAGTTATCACAATGGCAGTTATGACAGGTGACGAAACAACAGGTACATACCGTGCCTTTGTTTGCCAAACTTTAAATGAATGGGGTTATCCAGCAAAAGATAGATCGGGCAGACTCGATGTATTGGAAGAGCCACATTTAGGTAAACTTTTGGCAAAAATGAGTGGTGGTAAAAATCAATCAGAAAAAGAATTAACTTTTATTGATCCATCTAAACAAGCAACGTCTAGCAACGAAGGAGTAATTAATAATGCTTGACTTAAATAATATAACCCCAGACGAGGGTAATGACTTTTCTCTAATACCACATGGTACTATTGTCCGTGTGATAGTAACTATCAAACCACAGATGAGCGGAGTTGTAATACCCGACTTATCTAATCAACCTATCTTTAGACAATCACCACATTCATCTGCAAAGTGGGTCGAGTGTGAGTTTACTGTCATAGGCGGTCAGTTTGACAGACGAAAAATATGGACTAATCTATTTTTTGATGGCGACAAAAAGAATGCAAGTGGTGTCTCTGTCTCTAAAGAGATAGGACTTAGAACTTTGAGAGGTATCATTGATAGCTCAAAAGGTCTTCGTGCAGATGACATGACTCCAGACTCTAATGCCAAAAGGCAGATAGCAGGATTGGAAGCGTTAGAGGGCATGGAGCTTTGCATTAAAGTTGGTGTTGAAAAAGGTACAAACGGGTATGACGATAAGAATAAAATGCTCGCTCCTGTGCTTATTAATCAAGATGGGTATATAGGTGGTGGTTCTCCACAAGCACCAATTAATACTCCCATTCAACAGCCACAGGTTCAACAACAGCCACAAGGCGGTGTTGCTCCAGCATGGGCTTCAAAATAGGTTTCTACGAATCTCTAGCGGCAAGATGACCTTCGTCTGCTAGAACTCGTTTGGGTAGCACGAGTGCCGTAAAGCTACCCATTTCATCATCTAGCAATGAGGGAACTATGATACTAAGACCATACCAAGAAATAGCAGTTGATGACGCATCAATAGCATTAAACAAACACAAAAACACTATCGTTGTTGCACCAACGGGAGCGGGTAAAACTATTATGTTGTCCGCTTTAATCGGTAAGCGATATAAAAAGAACAACAAAGTATTAGTTATTCAGCACAGAGACGAACTTGTCAGACAGAATGCAGAGAAGTTTTCTCGTGTTAATCCAAACATATCTACAAGTATAGTTGACGGATCAGAAAAGGATTGGTCTGGGCAATCTATATTTAGCATGGTGCAGACGCTTTCAAGACCGAACAATTTAGATAATATGTGTAAATTTGACATGGTTGTGATTGATGAAAGTCATCATGCCATAGCAGAAACATATCAAAGAATTATTAACAGGGTTAAAGAAGCGAACAATTCTGTTGAGATAGTTGGATTTACAGCGACTCCTAATCGTGGAGATAAAAAAGGTTTAAAGTCTGTATTTAATAATTGTTCGCATCAGATAGAAATAGGAACACTCATTCGTGAGGGTTTTCTTGTACCACCTAAGACATTTGTTATTGATGTAGGTGTTACAGATGAACTGCAAAATGTTCGTAGAACTGTGTCAGACTTTGACATGGGCGAAGTTGAGCGGATTATGAACAAGAGAGCCATCAATGAGAAGATAATAGATGAATGGAAAGACAAGGCGGGAAACAGAAAGACAGTTGTTTTTTGTTCTACAGTTGTCCATGCACAAGATGTGTGTGACGAGTATCGTAGATCAAATGTAAGAGCAGAATTGGTCACTGGAGAAACTCCGTCAGAAGAACGAAAGCAAATACTACATGACTTGGAGCATGGAGATATACAAGTTGTTGTTAATGTAGCTGTGCTTACAGAAGGCTTTGATGCTCCACCTGTCAGTTGTATTGTACTAACAAGACCATGTTCATACAAATCCACAATGGTACAGATGATTGGTCGTGGACTGCGAACAATAGATCCCGAACAACATCCAGACGTTATCAAAAAAGATTGTGTGGTCTTAGACTTTGGAACTAGTGTACTTACACACGGGTCATTAGATGAAGGTGTAAATCTTGAAGGAGCTGAATCTCAAAGATCAGGTGAAGCTCCCGTTAAAGTTTGTCCTAGTTGTCAGTCAGAAGTACCATTGTCATCTCGTGAGTGTCCTATATGTGGATATGAGTTTGGTGCAGAAGGCAAAGAAGCATTAGAAGATTTTGTAATGACAGAAGTTGATCTTATGGATAGATCACCGTTTAGATGGATTGATCTGTTTAATAATGGTCGTTGTATGAGTGCTAGTGGTTTTAATGGGTTTGGTATGGTTGCACACTTGGATGATATATCTATAGCTGTTGTAAAGCGAACTGGAGGTAATTTAAGAGTTGTTAGTGTTGGTAGTAAAGAGCAAGCTGTAGCATCTGCTGATGACTTTCTAAGGCAGATTGAAGATAGCGATGCCGCTAAGAAAGGTAAGAGATGGTTGAATGAAGCTGTAACGCCTAGACAACAAGAAGCATTGAGCCGACATGGTGTGGTTATTAAGTCCATAGATTTCAGTTGGAATAAATACCGAGCCGCTTGCTGGTTAAACTATGTTTGGAATAAAAATCAAATAGACGAAAAAATTATAACCATAGGAGATAAAAGTGAAGCGTAATAAAGCACTAAAAAAAGCCGAACAATTAATAACAGGAGACCGAGCAAAAGATTATGGAGACGCTTATGAAACCCATGAGAGCATAGCTAAAATGTGGTCTGTGTTGTTGGGTAAAGAAGTAACAGTACATGATGTTTATCGGTGTATGATTGCAGTTAAATGTGTCAGATTAACAAAGACTCCCAAGCATGAAGATAGCATGATTGATATTATTGGTTATGCTGCTTTAGCTACGGAGGCTTTTGATGGCAAGCATTAGGGTTGAATACACAATATTTTTTGAGGATCAAAGTGATAAAAAAGGTAAGATGTTTGTTCCTATAAGTATGGATTGCGATAAAGGTGAGTTAATAGATACAGTCCATGAGGCTATGTTAGATATTTGTGATGAGTACGATAATGCTGTTAGTGGTAAAGCATCAGTACACTATTTTGGAGTTATATTTGATGTTCAATTTTATCTTGAGGAGAGTGAAAAATGTCCGATAACAATCCATTAAAGATTTTTGCTAGGGTTTGCGCCCAAATAGGATGGGATAAAAAGTTATCCGATTTGTCAGAAGAAGAAGTTATTGGTATAATATCCAATATCCAAATTGCCAAAGGCATAGACAAATTTTACGATGGAGAAGAAATTGTTCGTATCCACTTTTTATACTCAGACAGATCATGGAAAGGAGGTGGCGATGCTCCCTTCTGAAATAACAGACCAAATATCAAAAGAACTTGATAAGGCTATTGTAGATAAGAACTCAGAGCGTAAAAAGAGAACTTATCTTGGTGGCTCATCTCTTGGCGAATCATGCTCCAGAAAAATACAGTACAGGTACTTAGGAACTGAGTCTGATAAGGGTCGTGATTTTACAGCAAATACATTGAGAATCTTTCAGTTTGGACATGAAATTGAAGATTCTGTTGCACAATGGTTAAAAAATGCTAACTTTGATTTACGCACAGAAGATAAAAAAGGCGAACAATTTGGTTTTTCCATTGCAGATGGAGAAATTAAAGGTCATATAGATGGGGTTATATGTGGAGGTCCTGTAAGCATGGGGTATCCATGTTTGTGGGAGAATAAGTCAGCCAATGATAAGAAGTTTAGAGAATTTATGATGAAGGGTGTAGCAAGAACGAATCAAGTCTATGCCGCTCAGATAGCTTTATATCAAGCCTACATGAACTTAACAGAACATCCTTGTCTATTTACAGTATTAAATAAAAACACAAGCCAAATATATTATGAGCTTGTTCCGTTTAATAAAGCTCTTGCTCAAGAGATGAGTGATAAGGCTGTTAATATTTTAGATGCTACAAAGGCAAAAGAAACTCTGCCAAGAGTAGCTTATTCAAGAGATTTTTTTGATTGTAAATGGTGTGAGTTTCAGGATAGATGTTGGAGTTAAAATAGGCGACACATAAACGTAGAGGAATAATGTCGCCTATAACTTCAGCCAATGAAGTAAGGATATAATAATGAGTATAATAAGACTTGGCAATAAAAATCGTGACTTAAACTCACATGAGTTGGTCGAATTAATCAGTGATAAAGTGCCACCAGAAGTACAGATAAGTGAACTTAGAAACACATATCCTAATGGTGTTGTTCGTGGGGATCAGTTTTCTATCGGATCACTGTCAGGCGAAGCGGGTCAATCATTGAAGATTGATATTAATCCCAGATCACCATATTTTATGAAAGGTCAGGACTTCAACGGTGCGTCAGGTATCGGGGGTATTGTAAAGATACTGATGGAAGGTCGGGGTATGAGAATGAACGAAATAAAAGAATTGTTCGGTTCTTATCTGGACGATACGCCTGGATTTGTTCGGGATGTAGAAGCTCCTCCACCAGTAATCAATCCATCTTTGCGTCAACAGATAAGTGTGAAAACTCCGTATGATAGCGAACATTTGTATCTTAATGCAGATGGGGAAATACTCTGTATGGTCAGACGGTATAACATGAGAGACGGAGCTGGCAATCCAGTTATGGACGATCATGGTAAGCCTAAGAAAGAGTTTCGTCAGTTTACTGGTAACAATCCTTATCCTAAAATGCCTGATGTCAG